GACCAACGCTTTGAATTTGTACCGACGCAGCAAACGTCCTATGACGTACCGTTCGAGCAGGTTGAAGCCGTGAACGCGGAAATATTCGCCTATTTAGGCATATCCCCGAAAATCGTTTCCGGCGACTACACCGAAGATGAATTCGCGGCATTCTATGAAAGCCTGATTGAACCTTTCGCAATTCAAGCAAGCCTTGAATTTTCCCGGAAATGCGACCGGGAAATAACATTCACCGCCGAACGCCTTGAATTTTCAAGCGCGGCGACAAGAATTTCACTTTTGCGGGAGTTATTGCCTTTCGGGGTAATTTCCATAAATGAAGCCCGGAACCTGCTTGCGCTGCCGGAAGTCGCAGACGGTGACAGGCGCTTGCAATCCCTTAACTATGTGACCGCCGACAAAGCGGACGCATACCAACTTGAAGAAAGCGAGGTAAAAGACCATGAAACAGGAACAGACAATGCAAACACGGGCGTATAACGTCCGGGCAAGTGACAAGCCCTTAATAATCGAGGGAACGGCCATTGTATTCGACAAGCCCGCCGATATGGGCGACTACACGGAATATATAAGCCGCAGCGCCCTTGACGGCGTGAACCTTGATGATATTACGCTGCTTGTCAACCACAACGGCACAGGCATTCCCCTTGCACGCAGCCCGAAAACGCTTGCCCTGACCGTCACCGACGAGGGGCTTGAAATGCGGGCGGAACTGCCCGACACGGAACAGGGGCGCAGCGTTTACGAAGCGATAAAGCGCGGCGACCTTTCGCAAATGTCCTTTGCCTTTGATATAGGGGCGCAGGAAGTCAACGAACAGAAACGGGAATGCACTATCACACAGATTGCGGCGGTTTATGAAATCTCAATCGTAAACCGGGCAGCATACAAACAAACCAAAGTACAGGCGAGAGCCGGAAAGGAAGAAAAGACTATGAACAACTTCAACCCTATTGAAAGCGCCGTAATGGGCGCAGCACAGACACCCGCAGACACGCACGCAACCCCGGAATACCGCAGCGCATTTTTCAAGAACCTGTTAGGCAAGGAACTTTCCGAAGCCGAAACAAGGGCAATGCAGGCGGCAAAGGCGGAAAAACGCGCTGACAGCTTCAACACCCTGTCAAACAGTGCCGCCGTTATTCCGACACAGACCTTGAATGAAATCATCAAGCAGGCAAGGAACACGAACGGCCTTTACAACGAAATCCGGCTGTTCAATGTTCCGGCGAACCTGTCCGTTCCCGTCGGAACACCGACCGACGCGGCGGCGTGGCACGTCGAGGGCGAAGCCGTAGACCGTGAAAAGGCTACTACTACCGCCGTGAACTTTTCCGCTTATGAGTTAATCAAGGTACTTTCCATGAGTGCCGCCGTCAAGCGCATGGAAATTTCCGCCTTTGAAAGCTACATCACGCAGGAATTACGCAGCGCCATTGCGGACGCTATCGGCGCGGCAATCGTAAGCGGAACCGGGAACGGACAGCCCGCAGGCATTCTTTCCGGCATTACGTGGACGGACGAAAACAGCCTGACCGTTGACGCGCTGACAGGCGACAAGCTGCTTGAAGCAATCGCCCTTTTGCCCGCAGGCTATGCAGGCGGCGCAAAATTCGCCATGAGTACGGCAACCCTGTTCGGGCAGGTTTACCCGCTGAAAGCTGATGACGGAACGTATCTGTTCACCGACCCGGCAAGCGGCGGCGTTCACAGGCTTTTCGGCTTTGAAATCGTCATTGACGATAACATTCCCGCCGGAACTGTCCTGTTCGGAAATTTCCGCTATTACGGCGTAAACGTGCCGGAGGGCGTAGCCGTTGAAGTAAGCCGCGAAAGCGGATTTACAAGCGGCCTGATTGATTACAGGGCGCTTTGTATCGCAGACGGAAAGCCCATTGTTCCCGGCGCGTTCGTGAAAATCGAAGTATCGGCGGGCTAATTAGAAAGGCAGGTGAACGGCAATGTTTACACTTGAAGAAGCAAGAAACATTTTGCGAATAAGCGGCACGGACAACGACGAGCAGATTGAAGCCCTTGTCGAAGCATTGCCGGATTATATCTACCATGCCACGGGGTATACAGCGGACGGGGGCGAGTTTTCCCCCGTTGCGCTGACCGCCGGACGGTTTATCTTGTGGCAATGGTATTACGGCGAGAATGCGGACACGGACAAGTTGCAGCGCGTCATTGACTGTCTGTTAAAGGCTTTAAGCGCAGAAAGGGAAACCACATGACGCAGAAACAGTTTTACAATTCGGCGGCGTGGCGCAGGCTTTCAAAAGCGTTCCTGACTTCACGGAACTATATATGCGAAAGGTGCGGCGCGCCCGCTGCTATCGCACATCATAAAAAGTATCTGACCCCGGCGAACATTGACAAGCCGGAAATCAGTATGAACCCGGACAACCTTGAAGCCCTTTGCCTTGACTGTCATAACGCGGAACATTTCAGCGCGGGCGGCGCTATTGCAGACGGCTACACGTTCGACGCGGACGGACAGATTATTCGTGAAGAAGAAAGCGAGGTAACAGACCATGAATGAAAGCTATTATCAGGAAAGGCAAATGCAGATAAACGCCCTTTCCGCTGAAATTGCCTATATGGAAACGGAACTTGAAAAAATAAAAGAATCAGGCGAATACAAGGACTATGCCGCCCTTATGCGAATCTATCTTGCGACGCAGAAAGCCTATTTGAAACTTGTTGCGGAATGCGAGAAAGACGGAGAATCCGACGCATTGCTTGAATTCGCCGCCGTGAATCAGTGAACTACATCACGGAATATAACGACCTGCTAACGTCCGGGGAAATTCCGGCTTGCAGGCGTATTAAATCGGTATATGCAAGGCTTGCCGTCGAAAGTCTGACACCGGGGCGGTATGTGTTCGACGAATCGAGGGCAAGCCGCCCGATTGAATTTATAGAACGCTTTTGCCGTCACAGTAAAGGCGAATGGGCGGGCAAGTCTGTTTCCCTTGAACTGTTTCAGAAAGCCTTTATACAGGCGTTATTCGGCTTTGTAGACGCGGAAACAGGCTTGCGGCGCTACCGTGAAGCGTTCTTCCTTGTAGGGCGTAAAAACGGCAAATCGACGCTTTTAGCAGGGCTTGCCCTTTATATGCTCATTGCCGACGGTGAGGGCGGCGCAGAGGTTTACAGCACGGCGACAAAGTACGCACAAGCCCGCCTGTTATTTGATGAATGTCATAACATGGTGAAGCAATCCCCGGAACTGTCAAAGCATTTCAGAAAGCGCAAAACGGACTTGTATTATATTCCCACAATGTCGAAGTTGCAGCCGCTTTCCCGTAACTCTGACAGTCTGGACGGCCTGAACGCGTCCTTTGTTATCATGGACGAATTGCACGGCGTAAAGGACAGAAACCTTTATGAAGTTATGCGCCAATCACAGGCGGCAAGGCGGCAACCGCTGCTTGTTATGATAACAACCGCCGGAACCGTCCGGGAATGTATATTCGACGATATGTATAACCACGCCTGCGAAGTCGCGGACGGCGTTATAACTGATGAAACATTCCTGCCCGTGCTTTATGAACTTGACGACCGGGGCGAATGGGATAACCCCGGCGCGTGGCAAAAGGCAAACCCGGCGTTAGGCACGATAAAGAAAACGGACGACCTCAAAATCAAGGTTGAACGGGCGAAGCAGAACCCGAACGACCTTTCCGGCGTGCTATGCAAGGAATTTAATATCCGGGAAACCGTGGCGACGGCGTGGCTTTCCTTTGAAGCGATAAACAACACGGAAACTTTCAGCCTTTCCGACTTCAAGGGCGCGTATTGTATCGGCGGCGTTGACCTGTCTATAACAACGGACTTGACCTGCGCAAGCCTGCTGTTTATGAAACGTGGGAGCGACAAGAAGTATATAACGCAAATGTACTGGCTGCCCGCTGACAACCTGCAAGAACGCGTCACAAAAGACAAGATACCCTATGACAAATGGCATGAACGCGGCCTGCTGCGCCTTTGCGCCGGAAACAGCATAAATTATTCCGACGTTACGGCGTGGTTCATTGAAACCGTGAGGGAATACGAACTTTTCCCGGCGTGGATTTATTATGACAGCTATTCCGCCCGGTACTTTGTCGAGGAAATGGAAATGCAGGGCTTTACAATGGTGCGCTGCATACAGGGCGCAAAAACACTTTCCCTGCCTATGCAAATGTTAGGAACCGACCTTGCCGCCCACAAAGTCAACTATAACAACAACCCTGTCTTGAAATGGTGCCTGACGAATACAGGCGTTCAGACAGACCGCAACGGAAACATTGTGCCGATAAAGAATCAAAGCCCGCGGCAACGAATCGACGGCGCGGCGGCGCTGCTTGATTGTTACGTCGGACTTTATGAACACTATAACGAATATACGGGGGCGATATAATATGCTACTGAAAGACAAGAAAGTTGAAATATTGAAGCAGGTACACACGCAGGACGAAAGCGGTTTTACGCACACGACCCTTGAACACGTTGCGACGGTATGGGCGTACTTTCGCCAACTGTCCGCAAAAGAGGTTTTCGCGGCTGCTACCGTCAATTACAAAGAAGAAATCCTGCTGCAAATCGGCTACCGCACAGATATAGACAATACAAATGTCATACGCTACAACGGCATTTTGTACGATATAACCCGGCTTGACACGTTCGAGGGGTACAAGGACGACTTGAAGCTATATTGCAGCCGCAGGCCGCGTCAAAGCTAATCACGGAAACATGATATTTTATTGCTTGTGCCGCCCTTTTGCGGTATAATGTTTTG